CAACTATACATTATTGTAGATGTTACGTCTCCCAAATCTCCAATCTCAGCAGTTTTCATATTGCTATAATCATTCATTTCTAATGAATCTGATGCGATACTTACTGGCATTGGACTAACTAAAGCCCTCCCGTAAACAATTCCAACAGATGTACCCTGATAAACTGTAGTTGCATTACCTTGAAATAATGAAGAATTTCTTTGGTCAGATGAAGAGGCTTTAGAAACCGCCAATAATTGAGCTATACCACCAAGAGTTAATGCAATACCGATTTGTCCAATATAAGCCCCCCACATTGCGGTTGATCCGCCCGCGCCCGAGGCGGCTCCAGCACCAAATCCGCCCATATAATAACTGACGGCAATTAATACTACGCCAGCAATTAATTGTCCATATTTTCCAGAACCACGAATATAAGGAGTAATATAAATATCGCCAGAGCCGAAAGAACCTAAAATCTCATTTTCTGAAATGATATTTTTTTTATTTTTTACGCTAATTTTATAGAATTGCTTTGAACCTTGGCCTTTTAATAGATAGAGGCTAAATTTCCCTTTTGTATTAGAATCAATTGCACGAACGGCTTCCGCGACGGAATTAACGTCCAAAATCCATTCTTTGCCAAAAATTTGGCCAAGTTTACCATATAATTTTATTTTGCGAAGCGCCATTTACCAAAAAAAATAATACCATTTTCCAGATTATAATACCCGGAAAACGATTTTTTTAAACAAAATTGGTTTATTTATTTTATTATTTATTTTTTTTCAATCCAATATCTGGTATTAAATTATTGAGTGCTTCTTGGCGCTTTTTACAACCTCCGCAATTTTGAATATCAGTTCCGACAACGGAATCAATACCTTTCGCTATTGGTTGAGCAACTTTAGCGACTAAATCGCCAAGACCAATTTTTCGTTTTTCTTGGTCTTCTTTTTCTTTCGCCAATTTTTCTTCTTGCTCTTTTTGCTGAATTTTTTTAGCTTCAGCAATTTGTTCGGGAGTTAACTCTAAAGGTTTACAGAGTTTTTCGTTGTGAATTATTCTATTTAAGATCATAATTATTAATATTGTTAAATGGATATAATTAAAGGGATATAGTTAGGTTTGTTATTTTTGATTCATAACCAGATTGGTTTTCGATATCTATTTCAAAATCACCTGAAATATTTGGCTTTTGTTGAGTTTTGATTGTTTCGGCATCAATAAATGGATCTGAAGAACCATAAGTTCGGCGTTGGATCGTATAAGATAATTTATAATTAATTCCCGGATTATATTTTTCAGTTGTAATTGTTTTTATTCTAACATTTGACCGTTATAACTATTCTTATCTAAATTATCCATCGCCAAACAAATTGGCATCGGTGCAACAATTGCGCGACCATAAACTATCCCAACTGGTCCACCTTGACTTGCGGCAGTTGCATTTCCTTGAAATAAAAATGATCCTCTCTGCTCTCCATTATCTGAAATTTTTGGTGCCATTAAAAGTTGAGCAACGCCTCCGAATACCAGAGCCAGCCCAACTCTACCTAGAACTCCCATTGTACCAGTAAAATATCCTACTACAATTAATACAACACCTAGAATTGCTTGAAATATTCCATTTTTACCAGCTCCACGGATAACTGGAATTATATAAATATCTCCGTTTTCATAAGGAGTATTGATTTCCTTTTCTGAAATAAAATTATTTTTATTTTTAATACAAACTTTATAGTATTTTAAAGCTCCATCGGTTGTTAAATATTTTTCTAATTTGCCGTTTGTATTAATATTTATTGCTTTAATAGCTTCTCCAACCGAAGATACATCAAGCTCCCACTCTTTTCCACAAATCTTCCCAAGTTTTCCATATAGTTTTATTTTTCGTAATGACATTTTAACAAAAACTTATATTTCGTTTAAGAGTTAAATCTTTAAATCTTATTATTTTATATAATTTTTTAAATAATCCTTCACTAATTATATCTTTTCCAGAAAGACGATTTTTAAGATGTTGAAGAGTTCTTGAATTACCAATAAATATTTCAAAATGATGTGGATAAACACATTTTATTGATTTATAAAGTAAAACATCATGTTCTTTTATATCTATTTGATTCTCTGGTATATAGAAACCTTGTTTTTCAAAATTTTCTAAAATTATTGGTGAATTTTCATTTTCAAAATTATTTGATCTATCAAAATCGTCAAGTAAATATTGAAAATTATTCCAATAATAATCTCTTACTAAACTATAACAATCATAAACCCCTCTTATAAATTCACGTTGATAAAGATTACTTTTATATCCTTCTGGTCTATATTCTTGAATTTTATTATCAATATTACTATAACAAAAAATTGGAATATTCATTTCTTCAGATAATTGTTTATCAGATTCGCTAAAATTAGAATCTTCTCCAATATGAGAATGAAAGATACCAATTATATTTCCCATATTTTCGACTTTTAAAAAATCATCTTGAGAAATTTCAAAGGTATTTTTTGGATTTATACTAATATTTTTACAATTATAAAAATTTATTGTATTAAAATTAGTATATAAAAATCCGCATACTTCTATATTAGATTCTTCGCAGATTTTAATTAGAGAATTTTTAAAATTTATTTCCATTTTAAGTCATTAATTTACTTCTTGCTACTCCGGGAAATCCACCGAAAGGAAGATCACCAGCAGGATTTCTAATCTTGCAGCCGTTAATACAAAGAGAGCATCTGTCTGCCTTCCAGATATAAGGATTTAATCCGGGTTTATTATTTTTACCAGTTATTCCATTTCGCATACAAACAAAGTAGAATACTTCTCCATAATTCGCCGGAAGAATTGATTTGATAAAAACATAGTCACCAGAATTATACGTTGCAGACGAAGACCATTCACCTCTATCATTCAAGGTTAAACCGTAACCGGTTGTAAATCGTTTATCTGCTTTATCTGCTATTGGTGGACCAGAATATCCACAAGTTTCTGCATCTCTATATTTAAAAGAACAAACTAGAGCGTAAATTGGTCTCTTTGGCAATTTAACATTATCAATTTCCCAAGGACATGCCAATTCAAATTGTACTACTTGATTATTTTCTGATATTTTACGATTTATTGAGAAAATTTCATCACCAAATGCTGCTTCTGGATCGGAGGTTCCCCACGGATTAGTATTATTTGGAAAATTAACATCATCCAAATATTTCACGAAAACTCTTTTGCGCGAAATAATTGATCCGGCCAAATCTTGATTTTCAAGAATTAATTTCGATATAACTCCATTAATATTCGATATTGTTAATTTTGGTCTAGGTAATCTTCCTTGTCCATTAATTTCAAATTCTGAAACTTCTAGCGGAACCGGAACATAGGTTATCCCAGCATAAACAACAGGCTGAAAATCAAAGTCAGTTCCCGCATAAAAATAATAAGGTTCGGGCAAGCCAATATTAGTTCCATCAAATTTATAAAGACTAATTATTGCACTTGGTGTTAATAATACCGATTCTGAATTTAGTTTGTCCTTTGCCATTATTTATACCTTGTTCCAAAAGTTATTACCCTAAAATTATTTATTTTAGGGATCAAAAACTCGTTGAAGAGTTATCGTTACGTTATTTATATTGTACGCAGAACTTGTCCATTTCGGATCAATCGCAATATATTTCAATCCAGTTCTATTAAAAATAGTTTGAGGGTTATAAATAAAAGGATCTACTCCACCCTTTTGTTCCACGAAATGAAGAATTGCTTTCGTCTCATCGTCGCTTCTTGAGTCAAAAACTAAATTAAACGATAATGGATTTGAATTTAATCCATTTCTCATTCTTTGGGAATATCCATCTCCAAGTTGAAGCTCGGTTCTCTTAAATGTTAAATCTGCCGATGTTGAATAATTTGGGGTCCAATAAAAATTAGTTGTCCACTGGGACGGACTTAATGCTGGAGTATGATTTAAATTATTATCAATCAATGAATAATAATAAGTACGAAGAGAACCAGTCAAAACATAAACAATACTATGTTTTGAATAAGTGGTTCCTGCGTCATAGGCAGATATTGTAAAATTATAATCCATCTGATAAGAATAATAGGTTAATTATTTATTTTTTCAACATTAATAATTTTGTGATTGACGAAGTGACCCACCAATACGACGTTGTTCATTGACTGTTTGTAGAACAGTTGATTTAATTGCAATACTAAGACGTTTATTAAATTCTGGATCGTTGACAGAATTATCAGACGATGCAGAGGCAGAGGTTCTATTATCATGAAGTTCAATTTTGACGTTTGTATTGCCTCCAGAACCAGAAGAGGAGCCACCCACACCCATCGCCGGCGAGACATTGCCACCCGAAGCATACATCCTAACTTCGCCACCAAGATTGCGAGCCATCGCGGCAAGATTATTTGATCCATATTTTTGAACGGCAGAGCGTTTAACAACGAAGCCGCCATTATCAAGCATTGCCGGAACATCGTCCATATAACCGGAACCGCCACGAACTAGGCCACCACCCGCAAAACGGGCCGTTCCAGAATTAATAGCATTTAGGTTATTTTGCCCAATAGCTTTCGCGGCAGATGGAGTAAAGTAATATTCTCCGCCAGTTAATAAAGCGGGAACTTTGCCTCCCATTGCGAATTTTAGAATTGAACCACCAAGATTTGCTTTTTTCGCTCCAAACAATCCACTTAGTAATCCGCCTTCATTCCCACCGAAGAAACTCCCAATTAATCCAGTCATTGCTTTTTGAGCATACATTTTAGCAATATCACTAATAACAGATGCTGCGAAATTTCTAAAGGCAGCGGTACTATTCATTGATCCAACAACGAACGCTCCAAAACCTTCTCCAGCAGCATTTACAAGAGTTTTACCTGTCGCTTCTCCGAGTTGAGCAAAAGTGCTCCATTCAGAGCTTGCATCTATTAAGCCTTGTTTTAATCCTCTCAGAGAATTGGTAACTTCATCTATTGATTCTTTTTGATCTCGACTCTCTTTTACTTCAAATGGTTCTAGTATTACAGGAGATCCTTCTGAATTAACTGCCGCTGTCTGTTGATTCAATTGTGATATCGCAGTTGTAGTACCTGATCCATTTTGACTTATTAATTTATTTCTATTATTTAATAAATCATCGACTTTTTTACTTGATACTGCATATTTTTGTTCTAATTCTGTAATTTTAGTATCAATATCTGTGGTAGATTCATTGGCTTTTAATTTTTTAGTTCTTTCTTCTTTTAGTATGCCAATTTCTCCATATAATCCCATTTTTTCTCCAATGGCGCTTTTAA